CAGCGTCCGAGCTTGGCTCCATTGTTCCAGACCGGCAATACGACCAGCACGCTGGCTTCAGGCTTCATGGCAACCAGCACATCGGTCGGCACGTTTGGAACCTACACAGCGACTGCGACAGGGTCGGCTGCTGGTGAGGCGTTCGCATTTTATGACCTCACGCCAGCCAATCGCTTCCTTCGGGCATCGTTGCTGTGGCAAGCTGAAGCGTCGAGTTCGGGTGGATCGAATTTGAACGCAGGAGTGGACTTGGGGCTTGGGGCCGTTGACCTCGTTCCGCACAACACAACGTCCACGACACCGGTATTCGTTACGACCTGCAACGAATCGTAGCGATGCAATGGCGTTGGTCAGGGTCGAGGTTGTTAGGCGTACGCTAGTCTTGAGTCATGGGTTAACGGTTGCCGTTGGCGAATGTCTTGGGCTAGATACCGACAACCCTGAACACGCCGCGATCATCAGAAGCGGGTGGGTGCGTGATTGCCCACCCGTTTCTTCACTCACCGCGTCACTTGAACACCAACCCAATAAAATGATGCGCCGTAGTCAGGCGTTACGAAAGTGACTTATTATGTCCAGCCACCTCACCGCATTAGAAGCCGAACCGGGTAGCGGAGTTGATTTCAATCACCCGGCTGAAGCTGACTACACCCTTACGATAGAAGATCGGGAACAAGCTCTCGTCATCTCCACTCCGAAGCGCGACAAGGTTGCCATCGTCGGGTTCGCAACATCGAGCCGTAGCCTTGCGCCCTTCGATGATCCGTCCTACGAAATCTGGACGCTCAACCAACTCTACAGGCACGTAAAACGCTGCACTCGGCATTTCGATCTGCATATGAATTGGGATGACGATGCTGCCAATGTCGAAGGCACTGACCACGAAGGATGGATTCGTGAGTGTGGGTTGCCGGTCTACATGACTGAGTCCCATGACAAGCTGCCAACCAGCGTACGGTTTCCCATCGACCGCGTGATCAAAGAAGTTGGTATCGACTACTTCACAAGCTCAGTCGGCCTCATGGTTGGACTTGCCATGCTGGAGAATTTCAAAGAGATCGCGCTTTACGGTATTGACCTCATCGTCGGTGGTGAGTATTCGGAACAGAAGGCCAATCTGGAATTCGTCTTGGGCGTAGCGCACGGGCGTGGCATCAACGTGCGGATTCCCCAAGAGTGTGCGCTGTTGAAACATTCGCACCGGTACGGCTACGAAAAGGAACCGGACTGGGGGCCACTCAAAATTTCCGAAGTATCCACGCGCATTGAATATCTCTCGACTGAACGCAACAAACGCATGGCGTTAATCAATGCACTTGATGGAGCCATTGGCGAATATGAACGCCTGAAGCAAGTGGAAGAACCGACTGTGCCAGCAGAACGCATGAAGACCTTGATGGAGCAGCGCAGCGATGCAATGGCTACGTTGTCCACGCTTGATGGCGCAGTGCAGGAAGCGACCTACTGGCGCGACCTGTATACGTTGCGAGGACGCGGTGCGATTGTGAATCGCCCGATCTAATAATGCTCACGGTCTGCACATCCTCAACGAATGCCCAGCTAGCGCAATTGGGCGACCTGATGGTCATGCTCAATGCCACGGCCTCGTCGTGTGGCATGGACTTAGCGTTGACTCAGGCCAGCGATTGGGCGACTCGCTATGTGGGGTATGAGCTACGGCGACAGGTGTACGAAGAAACCGTTGCCAGCTATGGGACGCAACGCCTAACGCTTGACCGCGTTCCCATTCTGAAGGTGCAGCGGTTCTTCGATTCAACGAGTACCGGCGAGGCGACCGAGCTTTGTTCCAGTGAGTTCCGCGTGTCTGATCCTGACGCTGGGTTTCTCAATCGCGATCAGGGCTTTCGATGGACGGCGCAGGAGCGATGGGAGCTTGGGAAGTACGTGGTGCCGAACAGCGAACTGCACCCGTGGTTAGTAGTCTATGAAGCTGGCTACCAAGTGGGCGAGACTTCTTCGACCGATGATAAGTGGGCAACGACCACGACAATGAACACGCTGCCCCCAACGATTGAACGTGCGGTGCTGCTTCGCGCTGGCGAGATGTATCAAGGTATGGAAGGCGTGAAGTCGATGAAGGTTGGCCCGTTGTCGGTGACGTATTCCAGCGAAGGACAGGACAGCCCTGAAGGGTTGCTGTATCCATTCCTGCGCGTGGCGGTGACCTGATGTTCAACATCAATGTGTTCGCACCGCTCATGCGTCAGCGCGTCACCATCGAACCGTTCTCTAGCTATGACGGGTATGGCAACGCCAGTTATGGCAGCGCGATCACATACGAGGGAGCCGTCGTTGGGAGGATGGAACGGGTCACGGGCTTCGATGGGCAAGAAGTGCCAAGCCGTCAAACGATTTATCTCAAGTCGGATGCTGCGCTGCGCCCCGAAGATAAGATCACGCTCTCAACGGGTGATGTCGGCTCGACAGAAACCTATGCCATCAACCCGACTATTCTTTCCATTGGACGATTCCCGATGGGTGGCACGGCTGGCTGCACGGTGGTCTATCTCAAGTGAGAGGCATGGCAAAAACAATCTCGCTGCAAGTCTCGAAAGACGCGCTCAAGAACTTGACGAAACTCGCCAAGTCATCTGGGCTATCGAAGGACAAGGCGCTGCGGTGGGTGCTACTGGAAACGGCTGTGCCAGTTATTCAGAAGCGAGGGAAAGCGCAACGCACGGAAACTCTGGCGGTGCGACTTGACGATTGCTGCACGGCAATCATTGCAACGGTGTCGGCGCAATACAAAGTGGGCGACAGCGTCGTGGTCGAGGCGTATCTGGCAAGGACGTATTGATGGCGAAGAAGATGTGGAGCGTGACTGGGGAGAAGCTTGTCGCTCGAAAGATTCTGAGCTTGGCAGCGAAGTATCCCAAGGCAGCAGCCAAGTCGTTGAACCATGAAGCAGAACTGACGATGGCAGCAGCCAAGGCACTTACTCCCGTCGATACTGGCACGCTGCGTCGAAGTGGCAAGGTGTCAGAACATGCGGAAGCAGCCAACCTGAAAGCGGTCTTGTCGTTTGGCACCAGCTATGCGCTAGCCGTGCATGAGATTCCCCCACCGCCACGCAAGTCGCCCGGTGGACGCAGTGCGATTCATCGTCGGCATCAAGTCGGTGGAACGAATGTGGGAAGCCGTGGAGGGAAGATCAGGTACGCTGGCACCGGAGGACAGTGGAAGTATTTGGAAACGCCATTAAATCAACGAGCGCGATTGTTTGCGAAGCGCATCGGGAACGGCATACAGGCGTTGGTCAAGAAGGCGTGAGGCAATTATGTTCCTCGATGATATTGCTGACCTGCTTTCAACTGGTGGCCTGAGTGCCACGACCACGTACAAGGCATTCATGCCAGAGCAACCGGATGAAGCGTTTGGGTTATACGAAACCGCAGGGCAAGGGCCGATCCATGCGATGGCTGGAAGTCCCGGTCAAGCCTCAATGGAGGTCGCAGGATTGCAAGTCATTCGCCGGTCGGCAAGTTACGCCACCGGACGGTCAGCGATGCAGGATGTGATGAACCTGCTGGATGGTTTGAGTGAGCGCACCATCAATGCCACGCGCTATAGTTATGTGGAAGCAACTCAAGTTCCGTTCTCGTTAGGTCGGGACGATTCAGAACGGTCGATGCTGGCGGTAAACTTCCTCGCCTACAAAGACCTGTCAACGGGGTAACGAATGACACTTATTTACACGGACGCGAAACTCTTACTGGGTGGATACGACCTCAGTGCTGATCATAACGAGTTGGGGCTGGACTACTCAGCCGACATGCTGGACGTGACCAAGTTCGGTGACGATACGCGCATCCGAACCGGTGGCCTCGACGAAGCGACGTTGAACGGCAGCGGATTCTGGAACGGTGGAACCGGGAATGCCGACGATGCACTGTTCGGCTTAACCGGCGCAACAAAACAACCGCTGGTCGTATTTGCCAATGGCATCACGGAAGGCACCGAGACTGATAAGGGCTATGCGTTTGAAGCTGTCGTGGAGTCCTACAACATCGGCAACGCGGTCGGAGAGATGTTGACGTTTACGCTCACGGCGCAAAGTGCTGGCACTGGGTAGAGATTAGGAGAGAAACAGAATGCCGATTATTCGTGCAGTGCCACTCAAGGATGCCAC